AGGCACTACAGGCCCTACCGGCCCCGCAGGTGCCCTTGGTTTCACCCCAGTGCAGCAGGGCGGTGGTGCAGGTCAGTTGAGCAATAAAGTTTACATCGGCTGGACCGGTAGCGAACTGAAGGTGCAAGTTGATGCCTTTGACCAAGGGGCGATAGCTTTTAAGTCTGACATTCCTGCTGGCATTGGAGTCGGTCAAAGGTGGCAGGCAGTTTCTCGCTCCGCGAATGTTTGGTATCAAAACACCACAGGCAGGTCGATTGTTTTTCAAATGCGGACAAATGGGACTGGTAACTTAGATATTTCGGTTGGCCCCAACACGCTCCTAACAACGTCCATTTTCTCTACGCAAAGTTGGGGTGACCTTTCTAGCGGCACCTATGACGCGGCTTGTGTAATTATCCCGCCCAATCACTACTACCAAGCAAGTGGTGGTGGAATGTCAATCACATCGGCGCAGGAGTTACGGTAATGGAAAAAGGTTTCTTCCATCCAACGATAGGTTACTGGCAAACTAACACCGCACCAAGTGCGGAGATATTTGCGTCATACCTCGCAGGAACCGTTGACGTGCCGCTGATTCCTTCTGGGGACCACCAGTGGAATGGCTCTGAATGGGTTTACGTTGCACCACCTGTTGATCTCGAGGCCCTCGCCGCCCAAGCCCGCGCGCAACGCAACGACCTACTTGCCGCATCAGACTGGACTCAAGTCCCTGACGCTCCCGTGGACCAAGCTGCATGGGCTACCTACCGCCAAGCGCTGCGGGACATCACGGCGCAGGCTGGGTTCCCCGCGCAGATCAACTGGCCAGAGGCCCCATGACAAGGCCGCTCTGGGAAGCCACGCGCGACCAGCATCACGCCTGCGAGGAACACCTCGTGGGCGCTGCCATGGCGTCTGGCAAGCCGCCTATGGATTGGTACAGCGACTGGCTCTACGCGATCCATCGCATCCACCACAAGATCGACCCCACGCTGCCTGTGGTTCTGCACCGCACCGCGCGGCTGGAAGACGACATCACTGAAGTGGGGCGCATCAGCACGCCTGTACCTGCTGCCTACGCATACGCCGAGTCTCTGGACACGGACGACAAGATCGCCGGGGCAGCATACGTGCTGACCGGTGCGCACCTGATGGGTGGCGAGATTATGCGACGGCGCCTTGACGGGTACCCGACCTCTCACCTCGTGTGGGATGACCGCAAAGCGGCGCTTGAGGAACTCAAAGCGTACCGTGTACGTAGTGAACTGGCTGCCGAGGCTCGCGACTGCTTTACCGCGCTTCTCCGCATCATGGACGAAATCAAGGAGCGTACCGATGGACGTGCTTAACACCATCATGCAGTGGGTTGTTGCGCCAGTGGCCGGATTCGTATGGCTACTACACCTCAAGACACAGCAGAACACGACGGACATTGCTGTCATCAAGGCGCAAACGTCTGCGAGCAAAGAAGCGTCTGACCGTGAGTTCAAAGAGGTCAAGGCATCCTTTAAGGCAGTGATGGAAAAGCTTGACAATATAGAACAGCACTTGAGGAAGTGACATGACCAGATATTCCGACTGGAAGATGGTGCCTGCGAACACTTGGCGGTGGCCGTCTTTCTCGCCGCGCGAGATTGCTTGCAAGGGCACGGGGTCGATCCTGATCAACGAGGATGCCTTGGACAAGCTGCAGGCGCTTCGCACCGCCTTGGGCAAGCCGCTGATCCTGACATCGGCGTACCGGTCCCCGGAGCATAACCGCAAGGTCGGCGGGGCCAAGGCCAGCAAGCACATGCAGGGCATCGCGTTCGACGTCCGCATGGATAACCACGATCCGCACACGTTCGAGGCTGCTGCGCGCGCAGCTGGCTTCAGTGGCTTCGGGTACTACCCGCGCAGCGGATTTATGCATGTCGATACCGCCGAGCCGCGCAGCTGGGGGACACCTTGGCCGTTGACGGCAACCGCGTGGCCGACCGAGCCGCCACGCCAACCCGAGAAACTAGCCGAGGACCCAGACGCCCAGGCTGCTGCCGGTGCCGGTGTAGCTGGTGCTGTGGCCGCAGCGGCGGAGCACCTGCCCATACTGGGTAGCCTAGCCCCCACCGCGCAGCTTGTGGCCGTCTGCGTGGCCGCGGCGTTTATCGGCTACGTCTTGTGGAGAAGGATGCGCTGATGGCAAAGCAGCCCGGACTATACGCCAACATCCAAGCAAAGCGAAAGCGCATTGCATCCGGATCTGGCGAGAAGATGCGGAAGCCCGGCACCAAAGGTGCGCCAACGGCACAGTCATTCCGCGAAAGTGCCAAGACGGCGAAGAAGAAACCCTGAAGGAGGTGATCCTATGTACGGCAAGAAGAAACCCAAAGGCGGCGGAACCAAGAAGTGATCTTCGGTCGCATCAAACTCTGGCTGGCGGCGGCACTGGCCGCCGCCTTTGCCATTTTTGGAATCTACCTGCAGGGCCGCAGAGATGCCGCCTCCCGAGCCCGCACAGGCGAGCTGGACAGGTACAAGGACACAAGAAAGGCGATCGATGGCGCAGAGAGCCACGGCAACGATCCTGCTGCTGCTCGTGACTGGCTGCAGTACTACGCAGATCAGGAGCGGCGACGCGATCTGTGACGGAACGAGACAGGCCCGCGCGGATCTCGCACGGGCCTTGCTTAATGACGGGGGCAACCAGTCGGTGACCTCTGGTCAGGTCCTGTTGTCTCAGCTGCAGGCGGCCTGCCGCTAATCGATCAGGCCCTTGGCCTGCCACCGCTCGCGAAGGCGATCAATCGCATTCCAGAACGCATCTCGATCTGCGTCGGGCACATAGACCGACAGGCGCACCAGACCCCTGTCGAGCTGGCGCTGGTGATATGACCGCTGCGCCACCGCGTGGCTGCTGGGCAGGTCGTGCTTAGGCTTAGGCATTGGTGTGTCCCTCTCTCCGGGTTATCTCGCGCTCGATGTACCAGCGCGCTTTTTTCAGATCCTCGATGGCATCGTGCTTCAGGTCGGCGCGCCATATGTATTTGACCGCGTTGCCAAGGCAGAGGCCCATGTGCTCGGTGATCTGAATGCACTCCACACCCGACGGGTGCCGGGTGTAGTGCGTTGGGTGGTTGACGAGGTCGGTCACAGCGCATCCTCAATGATGTTGGTGATCTCGACGTCGACGGTCAGCTCGCGGATCTGGTTGAGCGCAAGGCGCAGGTCGCTGTTGCGCGTCTCCAGCTCCTCGATCTCCTCATTTAGAGGGGTGACCTCGTCTTTTACCGCCTCATCGATCTGCTCGTCGACGGTGTCCGCGCTCTCCTGCAGCTCCTCGATGCGGTCGAAGACGAAGCCGAGCTCAGGGTATCGTGCGCGCAGCACGGTGAGGTCCGGGTGGTCAGAATAGCCGCAGCCATGGACGTCGAGGTTGGCGATGGCGAGTTGTGCGTCAAAAGGCATGATGTTCTCCTCAGATGTGGTTGATGCATTCGGGGCCAAAACCGGCCTCGATCGATGTGGGGTCAGTCAGGGCACGACCGCAGCGGGCGCAGCGCCCCTCGTGCCAGAACTCTACGTCTGCAGGCATGGCCAGCGGATTGCTGCGCTCGACCTGACTTAGCAGCCACGACAGTGCCTTGAACGCGGGGTGGTTGGGGCTGCCCTTCTTACCGGTGATCAGTTCGCTGTGCGTGCTGTCCGTCTTCACGAAGCCGATGTACTCATAATCCTGCTCGTTGTTCTGGCCGACCAGAACGGCGACAAAGAACATGGTGTCGTTGTCTTTAGCTTTGGCAACGCGGTAGGTGTAGCGCTTTCCGGTCTTCTTGGACACCAGCGTGAAGCGCGAGCGCCCCCCGAAAATAAACTGGTGGGCGTCAGCGGCGTCGGCGATCAGGTGCGGGTGGGTCATGGTCAAGGTCTCCTGTGGTGTGTGCCTTAGAGATAAGCTGCTGATCAGCATCTGTCAAGGGCTACACCTCCTCATTTTCCAGCTCACCCCACGACGGGCCGGTGCCGCCCTCGACCAGTGCCTCGGTCGGCGCGCCCGGAAAAATGTCGAGGTAGCCGTGCACCATGT